TCTACGGCGCTTTGCGTAAACGGCTTGGTCAATGCCGGTTTGAGTTTGACGTAGCGACACCAGCGCAGGCGATCAAGGCATTGTGCGTCAATTTTCCTGGACTGGAAAAGTGGTTGATTGATAGTGAGAAAGATGGTGTTGGCTATCGAGTGGCAATCAGCAAGGAAAAGGCGACTCAGGAAGATATGACACCTTTGGTGATGCCTTTTAGTGATCGGGAGGTTTTTAGCATCACTCCTGTAATCGCAGGTGCTGGTCGTGGGCTTGGTCAAATATTGGTTGGCGCTGCTTTGATTGCTGTTGCCATTGCAAACCCTGCCGCTGGGGTCGGTCTTGTGAAAGGTGCAGGTGTTGGTTTTAGTGCTGCAGCTGGTGGTGGATTTGCAGCTTTTGCAGGCAACCTTGGTATCGCTTTGGTGCTGGGGGGAATTGCTCAAGCCATTTCACCTCAGCCTGAACCTGGATTAGAGCGTGGACGAGAAGCCGCCAAGCTGGAATCTTTTGTTTTCAATAATGTTGTCAACACAGCCAAGCAGGGGTTACCTGTGCCAATAGCCTATGGACGAGTGTTCGTTGGATCGGCAGTGCTATCCAGCGGTCTTGATGTAGATCAGGTTCAAGTATGACACAGACCAAATACATTCAAGGTGCTGGTGGTGGCGGCGGTAAAGGTGGTGGTGGCAGTCGCACACCTACCGAGGCAGATGACAGTCTGCAGTCGATTCAGTTTGCCAATGTTCTGGATTTAATTAGCGAAGGAGAGATTCAAGGTTTAGACGACGGCAACAAAAGCATTTTTCTTGACGACACACCAGTTCAAAACGCAGATGGCAGTAATAATTTTTCTGGCTACACCGTTATTACGCGCAACGGCACTCAAGGGCAAACTCACATTCCTGGCGATTTTGGATCAACCCAAGTCGAAAGGGTAGTTAATGTTGAAGTTACTAACGGAACTCCTGTAACTCGTAGTGTCACCGGGACGAATGTTGATCGTCTTCGCGTAACGCTGACTATTCCTAGCCTTCAAAAAATCGAAGACGATGGAGACGTTGTTGGCAATAGCGTAGAAATCAAGATTCAAATTTCATATAACGGGGGCACTTTTGCCGACGTTCTTCCTGGCGGGTCTGACACTATTACCGGCAAAAGCAGCAACCGTTATCAGCGTGACTACATGATTACGTTGAGCAGCAGCACGAACGTACAAGTTCGTGTACTTAGAGTGAGCGCCAATGGAACAAGCAAGATTCAAGGTGCTACTTTCTTTCAGAGCTTTACTGAAATTGTTGACGAGAAGCTTAGTTATCCAAACTCTGCTTTAGTTGCACTTCGCTTTGATTCTCGCGAGTTTAACAGCATCCCAACTCGCAAGTATTTGATTCGTGGGATCAAGGTCAAGATTCCAAGTAACGCAACAGTAGACACCACCACACACCTAGGACGGATTACATATTCCGGCGTTTGGGACGGTACATTCCAAGCGGCAACATGGACAAACGATCCAGCTTGGTGTCTGTATGACCTGTTGATTTCAGATCGCTATGGCGCGGGTATTCCTGAAGACACACTCGACAAGTATGACTTCTTTTCTGCAAGCCAATACTGCAACGCTCTTGTTGATGACGGCAAAGCTGGCCAGGAGCCACGTTTTAGCCTCAACATGCTGATCAATAGTCGCGATGAGGTTTATAACGTCATACAAGAAATGACAGCCATTTTTAGAGGCATTGCTTACTACAGCGCAGGTTCTTTAGTGCTCAACCAAGACAAGCCAACCGACTCAAGTTATGCACTTGGCCCATCAAACGTAATCGACGGGCTGTTTACATACACTGGAACGTCCCAAAAAGCTCGCCATACCGTTGCAACTGTTGCATACCAGAACTACGACACACAAGGCGACACAGAGTTTGAATACGTTGAGGACCATGATGCTGTAGCCAAGCACGGCATCATCAACAAGGACATCAAAGCTGTTGGTTGTTACAGCCAAGGTCAGGCGCACAGAATCGGCAAATGGACCTTGTTGTCAGAGCAGAATTTGACCGAGACTTGTCAGTTTTCTGTTGGCATTGAAAGCGGCATTATTGTTCGCCCTGGCCAAGTTGTTGATATTGCAGACCCTGTAAGAGCTGGTGTTCGTCGCAGCGGTCGTGTCCGCTCTGCTACAGCAACTCAGCTGACTGTTGACAACAGTACAAACTTGTCAGGCAGCTTGGCCACAAGTACGAACGATCCAAAGGTAACAGTCATGTTGCCAAGCGGTATTGCTGAAGTCCGAGACATCCCTGCGGGTGGTATTCAACCACAGGCCAACGGGACGGCAACGATTGACGTGACAGCTGCATTTAGTCAGACACCGACGGCTGGCGCAGTGTTTTTAGTGCAAACATCAGATCTTCAGTCTCAGCAATTCAGGGTTCTTTCTGTTACTGAAACAGAGGATGGTGTTTATGGCGTGAGCGCAGCCGCCTACAACGCTTCAATTTACGACGCAGTTGAAAAAGACACTCAGCTGACTACGCGAGATATTACTAATCTTTCGGCAATACCAAATGCAGTTACCGCGATTGCGGTAGATGAGTTTCTTTACGAGACAGGTCAGGGTGTGTTTGTTGGCGCGTCAATTAGCTGGCAACATGATCGCGTTAATGTCAGTGAATTTCGTGTTCAATATCGTGTTGATAATGACAATTTTGAGACACTAACTACTGCATCGCCGTCGATTACTATCCGCGATATTCGAGCGGGCAGCCTTCAAGTGCAGGTGCAGGCCAGAAACTACTTAAATCGCGGCAGTCAAATTACAACTAGCACATTTACCCTCCAAGGCAAAACCGCTCCGCCGCAGCTAATTACAACTCTTTCTGATCCTAATTACATCAATTTTGACATGATCCCGGTCAACGGGCAGGCCAAGTTGACTTGGCGTCAATCTCTTGACCTTGACGTGCGGAATGGCGGTCACGTCAGGCTGCGCCATTCACCCAATACCTCTAACGTCACTTGGAGCAACTCAACCAGCATCTCCGAGGAGATCGCAGGTTCGGCAACAGAAGCCTACGCAGACCTGAAGTCTGGAACGTATTCAATGAAGTTCATCGACTCTGGCGGTCGTGAAAGTCAAAATTTTGCGTTGATTGAGTACACCAAGCCTGACCTTGAAAGCAGTGAAGAGGTTTCAGCCTTGTCGGCCACAGAAGATCCAACGTTCCCAGGCACCAAGACAAATCTTTTTGTAGATAGCACAGATCAAGAGCTGGAGATGGCAGCGAATGGCGCTGTGTTGCACACGACTGGTGAGTATGAGTTCAATGGGAATCCATTTACGCTGAGCAAAGTTGGAAGCTTGAAGCTCGAAAGCACAATACGCGCCCGCTCGTCCTTTCCTAACGCCAGTCGGCTGGACAGCGTTGCCGATTTTGATGCCATTGCTGATTTTGATGGCACGACGCCGACGACTTGTGACGTCAAGATGTATGTGCGAACCACTGAAGATGACCCTTCAGGTTCTCCAACTTGGACCTCTTGGCGTCATTTCAATAATGCAGAGATTAAGTGCCGTGCCTTTGAGTTAAAAGCTGAGTTCGAGACAAACGACAACACCGCGCAAATTTCTGTTGACCAGCTGCGCGTCAGGGCATTGATGCCTTACCGCACCTTGTCTGGCACGGTGACGACCAGCACCAGCGCTAACGTGTCTGTGGCTTTTGGAACGGGCAATGGGTTCTATGTAGATCCGTCTGTCGGCATCATCTTCAATGCCCAAGCCACTGGCGAGTTCTACAAGATTGAGAATCTCTCCGCTACCGGATTTGAGGTGTCGGTTTATGATGCAAGTGCGAACCCCGCTCGTGTATCACGAACGGTGCGTTGGAACGCTGTCGGACACGGTAAGGGCTAATGGCACAAGCTGACGCACAAATCCAAAACGACAACGGCTCAAACGTCCGTGCTGACCTGAACAACAACTTTGACGCGCTGTTCAGCAACAACTCTGGATCGTCTGAGCCGTCAGTCACCACAGCGTTTATGTGGTTTGCCGATTCGGCAAACGATGCGTTGAAGATCCGCAATGCTGCGGACTCTGCGTTTATCACCGTTGGCACGCTGTCCGAGACCAATCTCGGCCTAGCGCTTAAGGCAAGTCCTGCGTTTACCGGCAATGTCACGATCCCTGCTGGCACGGTCAGCAGTTTGCCGCTTAGTTTCACAGGCGATACAGACACTGGTTTCTTTAAAAATAGTGCTAATGAATTCAGCATCGTTACTGGTGGAACCCGCCGTGCTCACTTCGACAGCAACGGCATCACCATTCGTGACCGCAAAGCACTGAGGTTTAGGGACAGCAGCAACAGCAACTTTGTTGCTGTACGCGCTCCAGCCAATTCGGCTGCTGACATCACGCTGACGCTGCCTGCTAGTGATGGCAACGCTAATGACGTGCTGCAAACAGATGGCAGCGGAAACCTAAGTTTTACCGCTTTGCCAGCGGCTGTACCGACTGGATCGGTCCACATGATGGCAGCTAATACTGTGCCAAGCGGTTATTTAAAATGCAATGGACAGGCAGTCAGTAGGACAACATTTGCTGCTTTGTTCCTAATCATTGGCACAACTTACGGCGCTGGTGATGGCAGCAGCACGTTTAACGTTCCAGACCTCCGCGGTGAGTTTGTGCGAGGCTGGGACGATGGCCGTGGCGTAGATGCTGGACGTGGTTTTGACAAAAACGTTCAGGCCAGTCAAAACGCCCAGCACAATCACATTGCTACAGCTACTACAAGCATCAGCCCGTCAGCGCACAATCACCTATTCCCTGGCGATGACGCGATTGGTGCTGCCGCTAACAATGCAGGCGGATGGACAGATCGTGCAGTTGCTTCATTTACTTACGACGCAAGTAGCTCTAATTCCGGAACATCTTATATCCGCAGGACTACCGATCAAACCCTTACGGCTAGCACCTCTGTAAGTGTGGCCAATGATGGGTCTACAGACGGGTCAAGACCGCGTAACGTTGTTTTGTTGTACGTCATTAAAACGTAAAGCGCTATGGCCAATATCAAGCTGACCGAGTTGGATCCAATCACAGCGTTGGATGGTAGCGACCTGCTGGTTGCTGTTGACGTAAGCGCGGACGAAACACATAAGATCACAGCGACCAACCTGTTCCGCACGTTGCCTGATGGAACGGCAGCCGCGCCCTCACTGAGTTTCGCCTCGGACGCTGGAAACGGAGTATTCCTTGCTGGCACGGATACTGTCGGGATTAGCACTGGTGGAACGCAGCGCGTCACGGTTGATAACAATGGCAACGTAAATATCAAAGAATTTTCGCCGAGAACTGCC